TCATCCCCCCTGCAAGTTGGTCACGGCGGCTATAACAGCTGCGAGAATGGCTCCGACAAGTGTACGCCAGAGCCATCTCTGATTATCGGCAATTTCGTCGATGCGTTGATGAGAGGACTTCGCCAGTTGCAGCGCTTCAAGCGCGGTCTCTCTCGTACTCTCCGCCATCTCGCGGAGATCGGTTATCGCATCGATCTTGGTTTCTACACGAACGACGCGCTCCCGTATATCCGAGAGCACGCGCGCTTCTTCGCTGGACATGGCTTCACCTCCGAATATAATACCTAGTTTTGTGGGGGCCTTATTTAATGCCCAACTTCACTTTCATTTCCGCACGCCATTAGCTCAGAACGTCATCGATTGTGTCAACTAATATAGTTTTTGCCGTGAGTTCAATCAGTATAAGACTGCGCTACTTTTTGATATGTCAGTTCATTTTAGAGGAACTAACTTCATCTAGTAGCTGACAGATACAATAACTGTGTACTCTGTAATAGCTTCTATTCTCATCAGGATTTATACCTTTACAATAATCCTTTTAGGACGAATCCAACACCGCCATTGCCGCCCGCAGCACCTTCAAATGTTCCACCGGTGACCTTAGGTCCACCAACACCACCATTTGCAGTAACTGTGCCTGTAATTGATAGTGTAGAGCCAAACAAAATAACGCATCCGCCACCACCACCGCCACCAGAGCCTGCACTGTTGTTAGCGCCAAAGGATTGACCTGCAGTGCCGTCATGGCCGTTAGCTGATACAGTACCAGTGATAGTTATTAGTGGTGCAAGAAGGATGATATTACCTCCTCCATTGCCCCCTACTCCAGAAACCATATTCCCACCACCAATATCACCGCTACTACCGCCTGCCCCCTTCCATGTTGCTAAATCTTTTAGTGATGTAGTGATGTATGGGGCAGCGTATCTATCACCACCGGCACCACCACCATTTTGGCCAGCAGTAGGCTGTGCATTACCTTGCGCCCTCTTTGTCTGTCCTCCAGCAAAATCAGTATTGCCACCTCCTTCCGACAAACTACCACCACCAGAGCCATTAAATGCTCCGCCACCACCACCTCCACCAGCCCCACATCTCCCGGCCCCATCTTTCCCTCTGTTATGACCAGTATAGCCGGGCTGAGTTGCACCTCCAGCTGCTCCTTGGCCATTAGCCGTAAGTGTTCCTGCAATAGTTATTGCTTGTGTTGCAAGGATAATTAAAGGAGCATTTGAGACTGTTACTGTCACTCCACTAGATATATTGACATTCGTATATCTGTAAATACCCCATGATTGAGATCCGGTGCTAGGAGTCCATGCTCCATCGGAGCCATCGTTCATTGAAGCTAGAAAATTAACAAAGTCCGGATGACATTGCATACGTTTATGCGGAAATGTTTGAATGCCCATAACTAGCTCTCCTCCACTCCATAAAGTGTCAGGGTAATATCAGTACCTACATCCTGTTTTGCCGCTAGAGTTTGACTTGCTGTGACCACGATTTTGCAATCACTTAAGCACACGCTACCACCTGAAGGAACGTTTATACCGTTAGCAATCATATTAGCCACTGCTGTACCCCCTTGATACAAAGAGACAATTCGATCTGTCAAACCAGTGTTAGCCAACCAAATTTCTGTTACCTGCGCCGTAGTTGACGCAGGAGCAGTATATCGTGAAGTCACAATTGTACTGAGTGCTGATTGCGCCAATCTTTTTGCTATTACTGCCATCCTACATCGCCCCCATTCTGATTTTCAGGCTCAGCGCTGATATCTCACTCGCATTCGCCTTCGCATTCCAAGCCGCTTTATCCGAATCTGAAACAAACCTATTATTTGCGTCTTGGATAATTTCGGAGCCGCTCACAGTTCCCCAACCCGCGCTGCCCGCAGTCGCTCCCGCTTTCAGCACCTTGCCGTTGTTGCTTGTTCCGGTAGCGGGAACATGCTGGTTACCGTCACCCGAAGGGTGGACATAGTTGTTCGCCCCCGCCGCCACGCCGTCCAGCTTCGTCTTGTCCGCCGCGCTCATTCGGCCGGGAGCCGATGTGGAAGCAAGCTTCGTGACTTCCGTATCCAAAATATCCGCGTTGGCGTTCAAATCCGCGATATCAACAACGTCCGTGCCTTGCGGCTTCTTCAAATTCAAATTCGATGTGAGCTGCATGAGATCACTCCTCGTATACTCTTAATTCGCTCCACGTTTTCGTGGAGACTCCGTTCCAGGTGAGGCCGACGAGATTGTCCCACGTCGTGTAGGTATAAGCGATCGAATAGTCCAGATGCGCGGGTTTGATGTCGTCGAGCATACGCAAAAAAGCCGGCATATTGGGTGGAATTCCGCGCACCCCGATGAACCGCACGATAAACCGGGACTCATCCGGCACCTCGATCACATCGACCTCGCCGCCGCTGAAGGACGCCGCAGTGTCGATGATCATCTGCCGTGTCGTCGTACCGGAGCCGCGCAGCTTCGCCAGCAGCTGCTCGCGGCGGCGTTCGGCCGGCTTCCCGGCATCCGTGGCGAGCCCAAGCTCGGTCTCCCACAAATCAAGCCCCCACGTAGCGCTCCCCACAAAAAACTGCCTCAAAATCTCGTCAAGCGCAAACCCCAGCATCCCCAACTCTTCGGCGACGCTCATCTGCAGCGACCGCATCACCCGGCTGCTCGCATAATAATCTGGCAAATAGCGCATCAAATCCGGCGGCACCACATCAGGCGGATCTACGCTGCCCGGATCGGTACCGAAAAGAAGCTGACCATAGTCGTAAACGCCATACATATCGTCACACCCCTTTCAGTTGGTTCCAGGTTAGCGGCCCTTTCGGCATCGCCCCGATATCCGCAGGCGCAATCGCGTCGGAGCCGCCAACGGCATGGCTCGACCTGTGCGCGCTCGGCGCATATACCGAAGGCTTGCCCGTCACGCCCGCCCAGGCGACGCTGTCGGCGGATTCCGCAGCGTCCACCTTGCCGTTGTTGTTCGTATCGTAGACAGACTTCAGCATATCCCCGACGGATGCCGCAGCGACAAGCAGCACGTTGCCGCCAGCGGTGCCGATGTACAGCTTCTGCGTATCCGTGCAAAAGCCAAGCTCGCCGGCGGCAAGCATTCCGATGGCGGATTCCGGCCCCCGACGGAGCTGGATCAATACTTTTCTTGGCACAGCGCATCACCTCCGTTTAGAACGTGCCGCCGTCGATCGACGCGACCATCAGCCGATTGCCGTTCGCGCTGTCATATACGATGCTGTCCGCATCAATACTGGCTTCGATGCCCGTGGCGTTGACGAGAATGCCTTTGCCGGCCTTCGCCGACACGGTATCGGCGGCCACGGCAATCCCGTTGCCTGCGCCGACATCCAGCGTCACCGTGTCGGACTGCCCGCCGCCCGTCAAACCCGCGCCCGCCGTAATCGTCTGCAGCGCGCCGCCCGTGCGAACCCAGGCCGAGCCGTTCCACGAATAAATTTTTTGCTCGTCGTCCACATAACAGGTCCATCCGACTTGCGGCGTATAATAGACCCATGCGCCGGCATGCCAGTCGGCGATTTGATTCGTTTTACCCGCCCATGCCCCCGTTGCCGAAGCCGGAATAATATAGCGATCTTCCTCCGCGGGACTGGCCGGCGGCGTCGCAAGATCTTTGTCTTTCACACTCGCTTGCGGCTCGATATTGTGTTTGGCCAGCTCGATTTCGTTGCGGATTTTTTGCGCCGACCACAAATCCGTAGCCGCCGTCCCCGCATCGTTAATCGATCTGTGCTTCGCCGCATCGTCGATATGCGTTTTGATTTCCGCTGCCGTCTTCGTGTTCGTACCGTCCGACACCTTGTTGATATGCCCCGCGGTAATATCCGCCTTGACGACCTTGCCATACGTCGTTCCGTCCGGCACGTCGTCAAGATTAATGACATTCATTCTGACCCACTGCGCGCCGTCGTCCAGGTACAAGTAACCGTTGTTCGTTCCGCCGCCCGTGACGTAATAGGTTCTGCCCGCCACTGCCGCGCTAGGCCGGGATGCGAAAGCCCCCGTCATCACCCGCCCGACTAGCGCGTTCGCCGTCCCGTCGCCGGCATACAATTCCTTCGTATCCATACAAAATCCGAGCTCGCCGCCAAGCAGCGGCCCCCGTGAATCCAGTTCCGCTTTTGTGCCGCGTCTTACTCTGATCGTCTGAGCCATATTTTTACCCTCCCGTAAATGTGCCGCCGTCAATTTCGCCTTCCGATTTGTACCGTTCCATCTCCGTCTGCGTGGCGGCGATCGCCTCCTGCAGCACGTTCACATCGTCCGCATCGACTGTGTCGCCCGGCGTTTCATAGGTAACATATACCTTACCAACCGTGCCGAAAATCCGGATCAACCGCCGCCAAGGCGCCTCGGCAGGAACCGATAACGTCCAAGTCGTCAATTCCTCCCCGGTAAAATGAGGTCCGGTGAACACGCGCACGGAGCTGCCAACGATGTTGTCATGGGCCAAAAATCCTTCGAAGCTTCCGCCTCCCGAGCCCAGCGCAACTTCCTCTTCAACCGCGTACACGCCGCCGTCCAGCTTTTTGTTCAGCTTCACCGGAAACCGGTCTACCCCATTCGGATAAGCCATGCCGCACCTCCGATTCCCTGGCGCATATGCTTGCGTTTTTCCAAACTCAACCTTGATCTACACACTGACCGTCACCGTCCCGAGCACCGCAACCTGCCCCGTCTGAACCGCTACATTCACGGTGCCGCCGTTCACGCTTAATCCGGAATAATCGACGATACCGGGAATATCCGATAAAATCGCCGAGACGCGAGAATAGCGAACAACGGGATCCGTAAAAGCAAGCTGTCGCAAATAGCCCGTAATTTCCTGCTCGATCGCAGCCTTGACGTCATTCAAAGCCGCGCCGGGCGCAAGCACGAGCTGCACGCCGACATTAACCGTCACCTCCGCAGCACCGGCGACTGTAACGGCAGCGCCGATCGGCGCTTTGCCTTCTCCAAGCCCGGGCGCAGGCGCGATAGATTGCTGGACGGCTTGCACGAGCGCCATTTCCGGCGCTTGCTTATCCGCTCCCAGCACGAATACTCTCACCGTACCCGGGCCGTCCCACAACGGCTCCACCTGAACGCCGCCAACGCCCGGAATTTCCAGCGCCCACTGCTCGTAGTCGGCTTTATTGCCGCTCGTACCGGGACGCCGAACTTTTGCGTAATAGCGTTCCAGCAGCGCGGCATCCGCTTCGGTGTCGAGGCCGCCCGACGTCTCCGTCAGGTTGGCCGCCCCCGATACGCCTGCCACCGCCTGCTCCAGCAATTGAATCGCGCCGGCGCTCACATTGCCGCTTGCCCCGGCCTCCACGGCCTCGACATCGACAATCGCTTTGCCTCCGCCACTTAGCACCGCACTCTCCAAAGTTGCGAATGCAATCGACGATATCCCGCTTGCGGGATCGGCTAGCGTCGATACGACCGTGCCCGCAGGGATTGTCGCGCCCGCCGTACCGGCGAACTCGACCTGGCCGCGCGCTTTGACGGCGGGACGCCGGGTCAAGCCGTGCTCGCCGCAGCGCAAATCCAGATACGCGCCAAACGTTGTCGACGCAAAACCGCGCCGCAGCGTTTCCTGTGCCCAGCCGGCCGCCGCGAACAGCTCCAGCGCCGCCGGAGACAGCGCATCCCATATATAAGACCCTTCCGTCTTGTCCACATCGGATGGGACGCGATCAAGCATGCGCTGCAGCAGTGCATTTTCCGTCTGTTCCGTTAAATATTCCGGCAATGTCGCCATTTAAGCATTCACCACACTTCCTTCGATCGTTGCGCTCTCCTCCAGCACGCTGCTGACTTCGCAAGTGAACAGACAGCGCTCCCCTTCCCACTGAAACCTGAATGCGATAACGCCTGCCGTTCGAGGGTCCGTCATCAGCGCTTCCGTCGTCATTCTCGTAATTTCGCTCTCCAGCGCCGATCGGGTCAAAGCCTGACCGATCAGGCTGTCGAATTCCTGCCCGTAATCGCGGGAATAGACCGGATAATGGTAGCGCTGCGTTTGCAGCGTTTTTTTGCACCATTCCAGCCAGGCGTCCGTCCCGTCGCATTCGGCGACTTTTCCCGCAGGCGTCCTCGCAAAATCCCCCGCCGCGAAATCAAATCGCCAACTGCGCCCAAACTTGACCGTCCCGCTTTCGGCTTCCGGCGTTTCCACCGGAGGTTCCGTTTCCGGAAACAAATTAGCCACCCGAATTCACCACCTTGCACAGCACGACCGCTTCCCGGCCGCCGTTAACCGGAACCGCCAGCACCCGATCGCCGGGTTTCATGCCGGCTTGCCAGTTCAACCGAATATTTTCAACTTCTGCCTCCACAAAATCAAACCGGGTCCGCTGCGAAACAGCCGCTCCGCCAACTTCCGAACCGTCCTCGTTAACCGGAGACGTCATCGTGCCCACCAGCGAAAATGCCGGAAAATGTACCGTTGTCACCCACTCCGCGACCAAATAATCCGGAATGTCATATTTGAAGGAATCGAGCTTAAGCCCCGCTTCCGTAATCGTGCCCAGTTCGGAGGGGACCCCCGACAAGTTTTGCGCCGCAATGCCGGACAAGCGGTTCTCCAGCGTAGCGACAAGCTTCTTGAACGGATCAGGCAAGATAATCCCTCCTGACTTTTTCCGGCGGGGCAAGCTCAAGCTCCATACGGCCGGGAGTGCCCAGCTTGTGCGAGACGTGAGTCACCCATAGCGCAATGCCGTTCAGCCGCACTTCGTCTCCCGCGCGAATCACATTGATATCGGGTGCGTTCACCGAAAAAGTCGTCTGAACGCCGAGCAGCGCTTTTTGCGCCGCCTGCTTCGCTTCGCCCGCCGTTTCCAGCTTGCTGTCCTGAATGATCTTCTGGAGCGTGCCGAGCTTCTCGGCATCCTTGCGCTCCAGCGCCAGTATCGGAGACAGCTTCTTTTCCCCGGCTTCCGCACCAAGCACCTTAACCTGAGTAACCGCGCCTTCAAGCGAACGGGTTTGCGAGACATCCTCCAGCAGTTCCAGCGGCCATTTCGTTCTGTTGCCGCCAAGCTTTACGAGCTCCAGTCCGCGCTCCGTCATGCGGGGGCGGAACAGTCCGCCGCCTTTGTCCGCGGTTTCCTTCAAATCCTCCTGGATCATCGCGTAGATCGATTGCGTGCGTTTGATGTTTCGCACCAGCTTGATGACGGTATTCTCCACAGTACCGACGGGGATTCCCCAATCCTTCGCGTACAGCTTTAGCCGCTCCGAAGCCGTCTGTCCGCCGGGTAGCAGTCGTTCGTCCTCCGACTTGGCCAGATAGATGGTGCGGTCGTACGCAGTTACGCTTAGATGCTTGCTGCCGCTATTCGCGCTCGTGCATTCCCAGACAACGCCGGGATGGAGCAAATTCGCCACGCCGTCGCCACCGAATGGTATGCCCGTGATGCGGATCGCATGCCCGGGGACAAACGCCGGAAGTTCCGGGGTGACCGCAAGCCGGATGCTCGCCTTGTAGGCAATTTCATCAAGCGAATCTTCCAGCGTCAGTTCTTCGACAAAATCGCGCACATCGTACCGGTTCGACAATATTACAGCGTAGCTCATGGCATCACCAGCTTCTGTCCCGGCCGGATCAAATTATAATCCGGACCGATGACCGCCTTGTTTTTGTCATACAGCGCACGCCACTTCGAACTGTCCCCCAGCTCCAGCTTGGCGATCGCCCATAGCGTGTCGCCTTGTTTGACTTGATAGGTTTTCGGCACCGGTTTGCTGTCGACGCGCGGGGCGGCGTGGCCGCTTGCATCGGCGGCGCGTACTTTCATCGGACGATACGTCCGGAAAGTCACTTCGAAATAAACATCGCCGGGCTCCCCGCCCTTAAAAGTCGTGTTGTGAGCCGTCAGCAGCACGCGCGTATTCACCGCCGTCTCCGAAATAAGCAGCTGCACCGGCTGCTTCCGGTTCATAATCGCCGTCAGACGGTTCATCGCCACCTGCGGATCCGGAATTTGAGCGTAGCGGCAGTAACTGGGATCGTAAGTTTTAGGAAAAAAAGAAGAGAAAGCGATCGTCTTCACCTTCTCCTCCTGAGGCAGCTCCACTTCCCCCAGCGATAACAGATTTAGCGTCTCAAGCTGCTTCTCGCGCTGAATCGTAATTTCCTCCGGATTGACCGGAAAATGAAACCGCGTCGTCGGCGTCTCTCCAAGATAGATGTCCATATCGATCACCTTCTCTCTTTTTGAACATGTATGAAATCAAGCCCTGTTCTCCATGGCTTGCTGGATAGATGTCGCGAACCTGCTTCCGATCTGTGCGGAAATCTGCTCGTAATCGATATCCGGATTATGAACCGTAATTTGAATCGCGCCATAGGGTACGTTGACATTAATCGGCATAGCGGGCGGAGTCGCCGGCACTTGGCTGAACGGAGAAACAAGCGGATTCGTCACAGTCGGTGAAGGCAAGGCAACAGGCTTCGGTTCGGGTGGAGCAGGCAGCGCAACCGGATCCTCTTCCTTCTTTTTCTTCTTGCCGAAGCCGAACCAGCCTTTGATTTTGTTGGTAGCCTCTTTGGCTTTGCCCCCTACGAACTCGCCGACAGCCGAGCCGCCGAGTCCACCGATCGCACCGCCTACTAATCCGCCTATGGCCGTCCCAATGACAGGTACAACCGAACCGATCGCCGCTCCGGCAGCCGCCCCCGCCGCTGCGCCGCCCCATCCGCCAACGGCGGAGCCGATCGCTTTGTTCCTCTCTTCCACCGTTTCAGCACCGGTGATCGCCATCGCATCCGAAATCAGGCCTAACGGCCGAAATAACTTCCCAGTTAATTTAAGCGCGGATTTGGCCAACGGGCCTGCAGCTAAACGCGTATTCGCAGTTAACGACTTTACCGCGTTTGAAGTCGCGGGTTCGGTCGCGGAAAACTTGCTTTGCGGGCTCAGATTAGTATAACTTCGTTTGCCGAAGCTTCTGCTTGATCCTGAGCCTTGTCGACCCTGTCCTCCTGCATTTGATGGTGATCTGCCTGCAGAACTTTCGGAAATCCCCAACATCGCGAAGTTGCTGGATGAGCGCATTTTGGAAATAATTTTTTTTCCTGCTTCGAAAATTTTTCTGAATTTTGAGCCCTTTGGATTCGCCGCAGGCTGTATGACTTCCGGCTCATTGGCTACTGGTGGAGCTGACCTATTCCTGTTGCGCCGATTATTTTCCCGCCTATTCCTTGAATGTTTATTATTGCGTTCTATAGTCCGTTGTTGATTCCTAGTAATTTGAGGCACATCGGCTTTCGTTGATTGATTTTGCGGTGCGCCTTTTCGATTACGGTATTTTGTCCAAAGAGTCTTGCCCCCCTTTGAAAAAACTTCAGCTAACAAACCACCTAACACACCGACAGCAAGGTCAGCGGCTTTGTCTGACCACTCAATTCCCCCGCCCGAAGACCCAAGATTCACATTCACCTCGATCGACTCTAGCGAATCCTTCGCCTTCTGGGCCAGCTTGTCGGAATCGAATGCCGCGATGAAAGCGTCCGTGAACACCTTCCCGGCCTCCGTGCCGGCCTGCTCGAAATTCGACCAATTCGGCTTCATCGAAATGTCGATGGACAGCATTTTCATTTTGGACGTCATCTGCTCAAATCGTACGCCTATCGCATCGATCTTGCCTGTTATCAGATCGACGGCATTAAGTATCGGATTCGCCTTCATCAGCCCAAGCTGCCGTACCTGCTTTTGAATGCGCGTAAGATATTTTTCCAATGCGCCGGTACTTGCTACCGCTTGCTCCCCAGCCATCTCATCCCCCTCCTCTCCGGGCCTGCGACGCTTGCTCCGCCTCCCATTCCAGCTCCATGCTCGCCATCAGGAACAGCTGCTCGCCGCGCGGAAGCCGCCAAAAATCACCGGGGCGCAGGTGATGGCGGACCCAGAATGCGTGAAGCATGCCGGCAAGCGCCCCGGATCGGATCAGTTTTTTACATCTTCAAGCTCGGTGTTGAAGCCGGACAGATCCAGAACGACATCCCCGAGCGCGGACAGCTCGCCAGCGAGCAAAATCCGCTTGATCACTTCCTCCGCACCGCTCGCGCTGTATTTGGTCAGCAGCTGCGGGCTGCCCCAATTCGGAGAAATCGTGGAGGCCGCGATCAACGACACGTTAAACAGCTCTTCATCCAGCCGCTCTACCGTCTGGCCGCGCTTCTCCTTTCGTTCGGTGCTCCGCTCGCGGATACTGAACACCTGCTTGCCGGTCAATCCCCGCAGCTTCACCGGAATGCCAAGCCGCTCCATCTTCACCGTGCGCTCAGGCAGCGTATCGGCATCCAGCAACCGCTGCAGCATTTGATCTTCCGTCATATTTTCCCAAGACATGTTCCCTTGCACCTCCACTTGTTTAGCCCGCCACGATCGGATCGAGCAGCTTGTACCCTTCGAACGTGAACGACGTTTCCTCCGTCACTTCTTCGCCGGCCGTCCAGTTGGCCAACTGAATCTTGTCCGCGACGCAATTGTACAGCTCGATGCGCTCGAAGCCGTAAGCTTCGGGGTCGGACAGCTTCTGGATAATGTTGAACTTCGCGAATCCGCGGCTGATCATGTCGCTTGTTACCTTGTAGCCGCTCATCGTGCCGGTTCCCTTCTTCGTGCCCAGCTTGTGGGTCGTCCATTCCATCCCCGACAGCTTCAGCTCCCGCTTCTCCGCTTCGACCGAAGCTTCCAGCTTGTTGATATTCGTCTGCCACACGCCGTCGACAAACACTTGACCATAAGAACCGAGAATCGCTCTTGTTGGATCCATCATGACCGGTTATCCCCCTTATCGCACGACAAACGTGCTGAAAATTTGTTCCATTACATCCGTCAGGCGCGCTTCCCACTTCAGGAACACTTGGTCCGGTTCCGGGGAAAATGCCGGGTCGGGATATACATCGAAGCTGTCCGCTTCGATTACGCCCGACTGGGCAAGCGTCTGCAAATACTGCTTGCATGCGCTGATCAGCGCGAGGCGGCCTTCTTCGGTGTTGTTCACTTTGCCGATGTAGTAATCTTCAGCCGTCCGCTGCAAATCCGAATTGATCGTATCCATGACGCGGATACTGCGGATTTTGCGCCACGGCGCGCTCTGTCCCGCTCCAAGAACCGACAGGCTGTTAACCCCGCGCAGCGACTTTACCTGACGACCATCGTGAATGAGCAGGAAAACGCCGCTCTGCACAGCCTGCTCCTGCTCGGACCGCGTCCATCTGCGGGTGACGTCCGCAAACGGCGACGGTGCGTACGTCGTCGAGCCGCCCAGGCTCTGGCCCGCGATCAGGCCGGCGACATAGGCCGACACTTGCGCAGAACTGCAGCTCGCATCGCCCAGCTTCGCACCCGTTCCCACATTCACGATGCCTTCGTCGTTGAATGCGGCGCTGCGGGCTGTCGCTTTGCTAACCGCATCGCTGGCAATGTCGTCAGCTGCGGATCCGCCCATTACGCCGATTACACCGTAACCGTCGTCGCGAATGCGGCCGATCCACGACGCGACGCTGGCCTGCAGCGACGAATCGGAAACGCCGTCCAGCGCGAACGTATTGAACTGCTGCGTTTCGAATGCAGCCAGCGCATCCGTGTAATCCGCGTTCGTCAGGCCGTCGATGCCGGAAGCGCCGCCGGTCATTGCCGCAAGCGACACGCTAGCCAGCGTGCCGTTGCCGTCCGCCAGCTTTGCAGCAGCGATCCACTTGTTCGCGCCATCGCCGTTAATCGCGTCAACCGCAGCTTGCACATCGCTTCCCGCGAACGTAAACGTACGCAGCAGCGCCGCGCCTTCGAACAGCTTCAAATCTTTCTTGCCCGAGTCCGACGGATTCGTCTGAATCGTAATTTTGAAGCCGTTGCCTCTGGCGCCGGGATATTTCGCTTCCAGCTTCAGCACGTTAACCGGAGAAGCTGTCGTATCTTGCAGGGTGATCGTTGCAACGGCTGCCCCATTGTCCGCAAGCCGATAGGCGAGCACCTTGCGGGCCCTGCCCAACAAAGCGAGACGGACCGTTGAGTAAGCCGTAGCTCCATCCGACTCGTCCTGCGTATAGGTTTCCAAAATGCCGTTTTCACTCGTCAGCTCCACAAACTGGCCAACCGGCCCCCAATGCGCTTTTACCGGCACGGCGACAACGCCGCGCGCTCCAGGTTCGACCGCAGCCGCAGCCGCCGATCGAAAGGCCATATAAAATCCGGGCAATACCGGTTTATCCGTTGAACTCCAAATGCCTCCAGCCATACTTGAGCACCTTCCTCTTTGTCAATAATTGATAATCTGATCGTAACTAACCCTCTGCATCAAGGGTGCTTCCTCCGCCGGACGAACGATCGGACGCGACAACGCGACGGAAATTTGCCCTTCGGCAAGCTCGTCCTTCAGGACGTCCGCGACCGGCTCCGAAACCTTCAAAAACTTGCTCTCCGCCGCTTGCAGTGGCAGCTTGTAATTGCCGCCAAGCCCTTCAATGATCCGCACTGCACCGGCCAACTGCTCACCTTCCGAACGTCCTGCGACGTGTCCGACAAAACGCTTGCGCAATTCCGCCGACGCGCCGACACGTACCGACTCCATTCCGGCCAGACGCCACAGAACGGAAGGACGTTCGTAAACGAGCGGCCACTGCCCCCGATATACTGTCCAAGGCGAAGCAAGCAGCGATGCCGTCCAATCGGCCAACGCCGCGAGCCAGTCATCGTCGGCCGACGGTCCCGCTTGCGCAGCACGCGGCAATCCCGCTACCGTAAATCGCAGCCCTCTCGTCAATACGTCTCCTGCCGTTTCCACCGTATCCGCGCCAACATTTCCTTCGTACCGGCACGTAAACGTCTCACCGGAACCCGCATCGCTAATGCGCTGACCGTCCAGCGCCGCCACAATTTGACGAGACAGCGCGTCGATCGCCGCGAAGCCGGTCTGCTCCCCATAGGGCCAAATTTCGAAAACCGTCCGAAACCCTGCCCAACCGCTGCCCGCGGTGGCGTCCGCCCCTCTGGCAACAACGACATAAGGCTTGGCAACACCGCTTGCGTCTTCATGAATTTCGAGCACCCGTCCGCCGATGGCGGCGATTTCCTCAATCAGCCGCTGTTTGACGCCGCCCCTCATGGCCTGCCGCCGCAGCCTTCCGAACATTTTCGAATCGCCATGTCTCTCGTTTCCTCCCATGCGCTGATATTTCAGAGAGGACCTTGGTTAGGCCGAATCGGCGTACGCGATTTTTTCCAACCCGTTATGTCCTCTCACTATTAGGTGGCAATCGTATGACATCATCCGATCCGAATATGAATTTGCGTTACATTCGCTGCAACCTTCCGCCTCGCCCGTATCATATAAGTGCCTACGCTGGACTTGCTGATCTGCAATACTTCCGCAATATCGGAGAACGAATAATTTTGTCCCTGAGAGAGCATGTAACACTCCCGTTCCCGATCCGTTAACCCCCGCATGGCGGCTTCCAGCCGAAAATGATTTACGTTTTCCGGTTCCATGGGCACTGTGTTTAGTTGCGGCACTGCGGGGAGCGTCGCCGGATCCATCGGCACCTCGCGCTGATAACCTGCCCTGCGCTCAATGCCTCGCGCGTTTCCCGGTCTCCGGCCTGTCTGCAGCCATTCGATAATGTACGAACAGCTGGCGATCATCTCCACGATCAGCTTGCGGTCCTGTTCCACCGCCAACAGCTCGTTCATCTCCTCCAACGTCCGAACCGGTTCCATTCGGCTCATGCGAATGGTCAGCTCGTCCGCCTTTTTCAACAGCATGCTGCGCGTTTCCATGTAATTTTCCAAAGTCGCCGGTCCGAGATCTATAAGGTTGTTAACGTTCATGTAAAGAGCCTCCTCTAAATTAGTTTTGCCAATTTGGCAAAGTCGAGAGACAGTGAAGCCTTAAAATCGATTGCCACTGTGAATGACTCATTCGCTTTAACGCTGGATTTGCAAAGAAGTCTGTTCTTTTTGCCATTTCGGCAATGTAAAACCATGATAATTTGCCTGAAAGGTAAAGTCAACATAAATTTTTCCAAGAAAGTGGATCTGGGCTCTTTACCGTATTGGAAAACATGATATACTGAAAATATTCTTTTAGCGAAGGAAGATTGTCATGTCCTTGGGATTTCGATTACGGGAACGGCGGGAGAAGTTTCATAAAACGCAGTTGGAAGCATCCAGACACCTTGGCATAAGCAACGTTCAGCTGTCCCGATACGAATCGGACGACCGCAAGCCTGACCCGGAGATGCTGAGCCGTTTTGCGGAATATTACCGCACGACAACGGATTACTTGCTCGGCCGGACGGACAATCCCTCGTCGGAATTATCCGAAGCTGCCGGCGCCTCCCAGTACCCCGCGTTCGAGGAGTTCATCAACAACCCGGAACACGGCGTTTTTTTCAAAGATTATTTGAGTGCCCCGGAAGAACGGAAAGAGGAAATGCGGCGCTTCTGGGAATTCATCCGGGAGAAGGAAAAGGGCAGAAAGCCGGGCGATCGGCAAGGTGAATCGTGATACGTCAATCGTGCCAGAACGCTTTCGGCATCCGGCGGATCATGAGGTAGTTTCGGGTATATGATTCAGTAAGGCGTAACGTGAAACTTGTAATTTGTGAATCTATTTTGCGAGCCCCGGCGGGGCTTTTATTTTCACTCATAACACGAACATACATTCTTATTGGTAAAGGGATGGGGCCATGAAACAATACTATTTCACGACGCCGTTGGAGCAATGGGTTGACCAATTATGGGAAAAAGCAGGTGTCGATGCGGTATCCCGGCTGAATATCGACGATGTTTCGTCACGCCTAGAAGTTTGGGTGCACTACGCGAAGGAAACGAGCCGGGCGCTGGAATTTATGGGTATGCGGTCGATCCTGATCGACAGCCGGCTTGGCCGCCAGCAGCAGTGGGAGGAGTTTTTGCACGAGCTCTGTCATGTGCTTCGGCACGCCGGCAATCAGACGCTGATGCCCCGATCATTCTGCGAATGGCAGGAGGCGGAGGCGAATCGGTTCGTGCTGTATGCCGCCTTGCCGTTCAGCCTGCTCGAACAGCTCAAGCTCCCCGATCGGCTGAGCGAAGCTGTGGAGGTCGTCGCCTGCAAATTCGACGTAACCTATGAGTTGGCGTACAAGCGACTCGAACAGATCAAACGAAGAATGCTGGCAGCGATTTTGTGGGAAGAGGCCGTCAACCAGGAAACGCGCGATTTTATGCTGCAGTTGAAGATGAACGAACTGTCCACGCACGATCGCTCAATCGACGCAAGCGACTTAACCGCTGCCTCTATCGACCCGGGCCCCGCGTCCATGATGTTGTGAGACGGCCTTCATTCCCGCGGTGTCGCGCTTCCGCCGAAAGTGAGGGAGCTTGCTGAGAGTGAGAGGGCTGCTGAATGTGAGGGGGCTGCTGAATGTGAGGGGACTTGTTGAGAGTGAGGGGACTTGCTGAATGTGAGGGGGCTTGCTGAATGTGAGAGGGCTGACGATAATAGCGGTCGAAATGACCGCTATTTGTACGAAAGTGGGGCAAACGCGTGAAATAAAGGGCCTCAGGTCCTCTATTACGCCCAAAAGTACCTCGACCGGGACAAATAAAGGCCATTTTGACCACTATTTCCGTGAAAGTTGGGCAAACGCGTGAAATAAGAGCCTCCTGGACCGTTATTTCGCCGAAAGTTGGTCATTTGTCGGAAATAAGGGTGCTCAGGACCTCTATTCCTCCAAAAGTACCTCGACCGGAACAAATAAAGGCCATTTTGACCACTATTTCCGTGAAAGTTGGGCAAACGCGTGAAATAAGAGCCTCCTGGCCCGTTATTTCGCCGAAAATTGGTCACTTGTCGGAATTAAGGTTGCTCAGGACCTCTATTTCATCAAAAGTACCTCGACCGAGACCAATAATGGCCATTTTGACCGCTATTTTCGTGAAAGTTGGGCAGCCGCGAGAAATAAGAGCCTCCTGGACCGCTATTTCGCCGAAAGTTGGTCACTTGTCGGAATTAAGGGTGCTCAGGACCTCTATTCCTCCAAAAGTGCCTCGACCGGGACAAATAAGTTCCTGGGGTGTCGCTATTTCACCAAAAGTACCTCGACCTGGACAAATAAGTTCCTGGGGTGTCGCTATTCCGCCAATCGTGCCTCGACCGAGACAAATAAGAGTGTGTGATGTCGCTATTTCACCAAAAGTACCTCAACCGAGACAAATAAGAGTGTGTGATGTCGCTATTCCGCCCAAAGTGCCTCGACCGAGACAAATAAGAGTGGTGTGA